AACATAGACTGCCCAAATATATTAGAAGATGAGACAGCTTGTAATAATTTAGATAATTCTCTCTGAGGTATTAATTTAGAGATATCTAATTTTTTGCCAGAATCATCGTATATTAAGTTATCATAACGTATTTGATTATATTTTTGAAGATATTCATTTAGACGATCACCTATATCTCCAAATAAACCTACTTTATCTCTAGGCAATGTCATCATCTCCATCTTTAATGTCATCTTCATCGATGTCTAGAATATCTAATTCTTTTTGCAATTTTTCTATATTAATTACAACATCATCTTTTAAGTTATTAGTATCGCTTAAGCTTTTTGGAGTATCTATAATATCACTACATTCACAATCTAATATATTATCATCTATTTTAGGATGAATATTATTTTGGTCTAGACGACTAAAGATCGCATTAAGTAAATTAGCCGTTGTTCCTACTAATTGATTATTAGTATCACTATTTTTTTCTTTTATTTCTAGTTCTTTCTTTTTTGATAATATGTCAAGAATCATCTTTTTAGTTTGAATTCTTTTTATAGGTAAATCAGATTTTAGTTTTAACATTTCAGTAATAGCACTTATATTTGATGCTCGTAGTGCTCTGCGATCAGCAAAGTTAGAGTAAAGATTGAGTATATTATCAAGTATTAAATCAAGTTGAGCATCAACAGATTCGGTTTTTTCTAACTCGCTTTCTAGTGAATTTATATATTCATTTAACTGTTTATCATCAGATAAAATTTTAACAATTGATTGTTTCATTATACCTCACCATCTTCAGTATTATCTTCATTTTCTACATCAGTTTGATTTTCTTTTACTTTATTCTTATTATTATTATCTACACTAGGTGTTTTTGGAACAGTTTCTTTGGCTTTATTTTGTTCTTCTTTAGCTTTAGTTTTATCCTGCTCTTCTTTAGTTTTATCTACTTCACTAAACTTTTCTTTAATACCACTATCTAATTTACCAGCAGTTAAATCTTTGAATAATTTTTTAACTTCATCTGATTTGAGTTTATTAATGTTCTTAATTGCTTCTTCTATAACTCGTTTTAAACCTCTGTCACCTAAGTTTTTCTTTAATCTCTCTAATCCAGTGGGTGATTGTAAACCAAATGCCGCTTTATAATAAGGTAATAACTCTTTAATAAACTCTGTAATACTCTTTTCAAAATTTTCTAAAACTAACCACAAGTGTTTACAAACTAGGAAATTTCGTAAAGGATCTCTTATATCAGGTGGTCTATTTTCACCTGGACCATAACATGATTTTATTTGTGTTAAATTATATTTTGATCCCCAATAAAGAAAGGAAGGATCTTCACAAAATAATTTAACTTCACCATATTGCAAAAAAGTTTTCAAAAAATTGTTAATTTTATCATCTGGAGTATCAATTAAAAAAAGTAGCAATAATGCTGGCTCAAATTTCTTAAAGTCAACGAACTTAACATATTGTTTATACGATTTTCCAGATAATTTAGATTTAGTTAAGAATTGTACAGTACCATTAGTAAGAAACGTGTAAAACATTGCGCTTTTTACATCGACATATGACTCCCAGTCTTTGGAGTTTAAATGTAAACCTTTTCTCACACTATACTGTTTTTTTGCATAATTTAATAAATAATCTAACTTAGCTGATAGTAATGTATTATTCATGTTAAGAATTCTCCTTACTCACTGCATAACGTACATTACATAATATGGGAACTGCATTATTGAATATAGTAAATGTGAACAAAAATAATTTGATATAACATCTTTACGAGAATGTTTTCTCATAAACTCTGGACAAGTGCATCTAGCATAAAATTCAGTAAAACCTAACATAGAAAAATATAAAAATAAAGTATTATAATCTTTACTTAATTTAAGTGGAGTACCTTTGAGTCCGGATATATTTATAAATTTATCATTAGGTATCTTTGCTACTATGTTCTGAAGTGTCATACCATAATTTAAATCTCTAAAACTAGAACTGAACTCAACTCTTCCAGAACTCTTATCAATTCGAACATTATTAACAGAAAAATAATTATTTAATACTCTATTCTTTACCCAATCAAACACATATTTAGCTTCTTGTTTTTTATCTATATCATTAGTATTCTTAAGTTTACGTAAGTCTTTAGTTTTATTTCGCTCGAATAAGACATCAAAACCAAATGGAAAGTATCTTCTAGATTTCAAATAATCAATATTATATCCAAGTAATGGGTATGGTGATTCAGTAAAGACCGTGGATACAATTTTATTTTTAAGATCGACATGTGTATACTTAATATATGGATCTTTAATATTTTTTGAATTCGAACTTAAAACTGTAACTTTTTTTAAGTTTTTATTCAACTTTATAAAATCATGGGCATCTTTTTCAGCTTCTTTATATTTAAGTATATTTCCATCATAATAGTCATTTAATATTGAAAAGACTAATTTAGAAAATTGATTTTCTTTTTCATGTCTTAAGAGTGATGCCAATTTAACATTCTCCTTTAAATCCTGAAATTAATACAATTATTCCTAAACTCAAGCAATTTTTTCATGAAACTACTTTTATTTTCTTTTATATATTTGAGCATTCGATTTTCTCGTTTAACTAACTCTAAAACTTGTTCTCTCTTAAATTCATCCATATCATTAGTTATCTTAATGTTATATTTGTATAATTTGGCTCTTATTTTTTCCTTTAACCAATCTTTAAAAAGTTTGTAAACTTTGTTATTATACTCCATATTATCTACTAAGCTGGGATCAAGTGTTACTAAATTCATTACTTCAACAAGAGTCGGCGTATGTTTATTTATTACTTTTTCAGGTATATTAGAATTAATTAAATCGTTAAAAAATTCAGCAAATATCTTCTCAAAACACAACTTCTTCATCTTACCAGATAATATATTAAATGAGTATGCAAGTATATTCTCTTGTAAATAATTAATATTATTATCTTCTTCTATTGACTCAATTATTCTTTCTATATCATCTGTCGAATGATCAGTCTCTAGATAAAATTTTTCTTCAATGTCCATCTTATTTAATACACTATCTTCAACATCCTTAGTTTTATAATTATCACGTAAATTATTATTAGCTACAGTACTTATAAATAAATCTTCTCCAACACATTCATCATCGTCACCTACAACGCTTATATCATTTATTCTTACTACACTGTATTTTTCTCTCAAATTCAAAATATTAAAATAAATAGCTGACCGATGCGCTATTCCAACAAATATACTGAACATTACTTTTGACGTATCAATTTTGGGTAGGTATTTAATAATAGCCATCCAGGCATTATTAACAGCTTCTTCAAATTCTGTGCTCTTTGGATTTATAACTTTAGCTCCTATTACTTTACGGATACTTAAATCAACTATAGGATATATTTTTTCTAATATTTCTTGTTTCTTCAACGCGCAAATTTTAAATATTTTAGAATTCTTACCTAAATGAATCCACCCTATAAGTTCATAAATCTTATATTTTTCGACTAAGTCTTTTAGTACATATTCATCTTCTAAGGTTATCTGTATTTTATCACTATCATCTGTATCTTCTATTAAAGTTAAATATTGTTTTTTCTTTAAAAACGATTCAGATTCTATTTCTAAATTTCTTCTGTAATCTTTAACTAAATTGTATATCTCATATATTATTTCATTGATCCTAGAAGCCGAATAATTTTTCATTGTAAATATTTTTTGTCGCAATTTTGGGTTAGTAAACGCTAATTCCACTAACCAATCATCTTCTTTAAAATTCCAATTAAAGGTCGACTTATTAACTATATCTACCATTTTAATAAGCATTACCACCTTATCCCAAGTTTAAATTTAGAATTATAATAGTTGTGCATTATTTGATATATTTATGATACATAATACACAATATATAACTTATATATAAGTTAAACTTAGGTATATTTTTAACTCTAATATTTTGAACAATGATATTTTAAGGTGGTATTACATATAATGAGTACAGTTGTTGATACAGAACAACTACTAGAAACATTAATAAAAAATAGAAGAGATCCAATTCAATGGATGGAGAATAATATTAAGATACAGCACCCAGCTCATGGTTTAATATCTTTTAATATGTATGATTTTCAAAAAAAGATCGTTAAGTTGTTTTTAGCCAAACACTTCATTATAACTCTTAAATCCAGACAAATAGGTATGTCAACTCTGGTGCAGGCAATATGTTTATGGTGTTTATTACATTATTCGAATTACAATATACTCATTATATCGGCAGGGCAGCGAAATGCAGCATCATTTCTTTTTAAAATACGTAAAATGTATGAAACACTACCAGATAATGCTTGGAAGCTTAAACTTGAGACTGATAATAAACAATCTCTCGTATTTTCTAATGGCTCAAAAATAACAGCACTTCCTGCGACTAGAAGTGCTTCATTAGGTGAGTCAATCAATTTACTCATTATTGATGAAGCCGCTTTTATAGAGCGAGTTGAAGATGTATATCAAGCTGCTTACCCAACTATTTCTAGGGCATTTAAATCAAGTAAAGGAAAACCATATGGAATTATAATTATTTCAACTCCAAATGGTATTTCTGGTACTGGTAAATGGTATTACCAAATGTATGAAGGTGCACTTAATAAAGATAATAAATATGTTCCAGTTAAAATTCATTGGAGCGCTGTCCCAGAATATGATGAGAAATGGTATTTAGACCAATGCAGCCAATTAAATTGGAATTATCGATCAATAGCTGCTGAACTTGAACTTTCATTTGTATCATCTGG